AACTTTATAACAAGGAGTTAAGTTATAATGACTCCGATAACTCAAGTAATGAGTGGTTTGACAAGGTTTATAGGTAGTGTCATATTAATAATAGTATTGATAAAACACTAGAATTTTCTAGGCTACTGTAAAACAAAACTAATTTTGTATTAATGTTCGGACAAGCATCAATTCCAAAGCAAAGAATCCCTCTTAATCAGAAGAATAAAGAGTGGAGAGAGAACTGTGTAGACGCATTCATTAACCTATCAAAGTTTGGTATAAGTGAACGACGCAGTTACCTTAAATCTCTATACGACTATTATAACGGAGTTATAGATGAAGAGGACTACAACTATGTTCTTAAGCCTTATGGTAAGACTAGAAGTCACTTCCCATCTAAGCTTAGAAATTACCCGATCATTAAGCCTATCATAGACCTTCTACTTGGGGAAAAGTCTAAACGTCCATTAGACTACACAGTAACTGTACAGAATGCAGACTCTGTAAGTATCAAAGAAGAGGCTCTTAAAAATCTACTTCTTGCTAATCTAAAAGCTCAGTTCCTTGCAGAATTGGCTAAGCAAGGAGAGATTGATTACGAAGCAGAACCCCCACAACTGCCTAAGCAAATAGCAGATGAATTCAATAGAACTTATGTAGACTCTAGAGCAATTGCTGGACAAGCTAGCTTAAACTACATCATGTACTATAATGAAATCTATGATAAGATACAGAAACAATTCTTCCATTTCCTTGTAGCAGGAGAATGCTATTCACATAAGGGAGTTAGAAGAAACGAACCTTTTTATGAAGTTATCAATCCACTAGATGTAGACTATGACAAAGATCCAGACATTGATTTTGTTGAAGATGCAGACTGGGCAATACTTAGAAAATATTCTCATGCATCCACTATCATTGATGCTTATGGTGAATACTTAACTCCTGAACAAGTATTAGAGCTCGAGTCCCCAACACATACATCTGCAGAAGCCTACCTTTTATATAGAGCAGAAGCTAGTGGTGCAGATGATAATATCTATCGTAATAGATTAATTGAGATTATATCAGTCTACTGGAAGAGTAGAAAGAGAATAGGTTTTGTAAGTTACATTGATCCTCTTACAGGTGTCGAAGAAATGTTTGATGTAGAGGAAGAGTATAAGTTACCACAGGAGTTAAAAGACCTAGGGGCTAAGATAACTTATGAGTGGGTCAATGAGGTTTGGGAGGGTACTAGAATTGATCGTAGATTCTACATTAACATTCGTCCTTACCCAAACCAAAGGGCTAGCCTGGATAATCCATCTAAGTGCAAGCTCCCAATTAATGGAAGAAAATACTCAGATATTAACTCTCAGAGTGTTTCTCTAGTAAGCTTAGGTATTCCATACCAGCTTAACTATAACATTTACAAATACCGTCTTGAACTGGCTATAGCTCGTAGTAAAGATATCATTGCTCAATTTGACATTAACATGATCCCTAAGAACTGGGACATGGATAAGTTCATGTACTTTGTAGAGGGTACAGGTATTGCTTGGGTAGATTACAACAAGGAAGGAATTCAACTATCTCCTCAGCATCAGTCTGTATTGGATATGTCTATCAAGACAATATCTCAATACCTTACTCTTCTAGAATCTATTATGATTGAGTGGGAGAAAGTTAGTGGAGTGACTAGGCAGAGACAGGGCCAAATGGGTACCTATGAAGGAAAAGCTACATCTCAGCAGAGCATTGTTCAATCTTCGCACATTACTGAAGATATCTTTAGAAAGTTCTCTCACTTCGAGCAAAGAGAACTCCAAGGCCTTTTGGACTACTCAAAGGAAGCTTGGCTTAACGGAAAGAAGGCAATGTATGTAATGCCTGATGGTTCTATTAATCAAATAGATCTAGAACCAATAAAGCATATGGAGTCAGAATACGGAATCTTTGTTTCTGATGCTGGCAAAGACATTGAGAAGAAACGTCAAATTGAAGGATTGGCTCAGTCTATGATTCAGAATGGCTTGCCAACTTCTGCTGTAATAAGTATATTTGAAAGTGAGAACTTCTCTCAGATTAAAGACAAAGTAGTTCAAGCTGAAAAAGCAGCTCAGGAATTGCAGCAAGCTCAGCAACAAGCAGAGCAAGAAATGAAGCAGCAAGAGTTAGAGATGAAACAGCAGGAAGTTGAAAGAGGATTTATTGAAAGAGAAAAGGATCGTCAACTTGAAATAGAAAAGGCTCTTATATCTGCTGAAGCTAGTGAGAAAGGAAGTAATGCTAATCTTGAAAAGATGATGCAAGATTTTCAAATTAAGCAGCAACAGTTGGCTCTTAAAGAAAGAGAACTAGATATAAAGGCAAATCAAACTAATGAATAACTCAACTAGAAGGGAATTACTTAATAAGTCTAGATCTATACTGCAGAGCAACAGGCTAATATGCAAGTTGCTGAAACTCCACAAGAACAAGAACAAGGATTACGACCTGCACATGCAGCTGGAAACGTAGATCAATCTATGGCCTTCCCTAATATTCAACCTGGGCAGAGTTTTAGTACTGAGGGGATGAAAATCCCTATCAATATAGATAAGATTGATAATCAAGGTAACTTAGTAGAGTCTTATAAGTCTGTACCTCCTGGGATACAAAACTTTCCAACTGGTCCATATGCAGGAACAGTAATAGAATCACCTGCTAAATCATATGCTAGTGGAGGTCCTAACATAGGAGGAATGCCTATGCCAACTCTTCCTCAAGAAGAACCTCAGCAAGAAGAAGCTCCTCAAATGCTTGAGCAGCAACCTCCTATGCATACTAACATGCATACCCCTGGAAGTCTAGGTAATCACATGTATCCTTTCATGAAAAAGGGGCAAAGTGGGGAAATGTACTACGATGCAACAGCTCAAATGCAAGAAGATCAGCCGATAGAACCCATGCAAAATACCTATTTCAAGGGGGGTTTAAGGAACAGAGTGCGATATAATAAAGCTAAGTATAAAAGATAAATTTATACTTTCGACCAAAGTACTTACTAATATATTTGTAATATGGCAACCAAAGAACAGAAATTAAACATTGCAGACATCACCTTCGACGATTTTATTGGTGATGGCTTAACTACTACAGAGGATTCTAAAGAGACCTCTGAAAACCTTGACACTTTAGAAGATGAACCAGAGGATACGGCTGATTCTGATGATGATGCAGATACTCCCGATTCTGACGATAATGATAGTGAAGATACTACTGATGAAGATGATAACGAAGATTCAGAGGGTAACGAATATGAAGAGTCAGATGAGGATACATCGATTGCAGAATCTATTGCAAAAGCTTTGGGGTACGATATCGAAAACAACTACGAGGATACTGAAGAAGGTCTGGTAGAGTTTACTAAAGATATTGCTCAGAACATTGCAGAAGATCAAATCAATGAATTGTTTCAACAATTCCCTCTAGTTCAGAAACATCTTGACTTTGTAATGGCTGGTGGAGACTCTGAGAAGTTCTTCCAAGCTTACAATCCTAATCTGGATTACAGCCAGTATGAGATTGACAAAGGAGATATTAGAACCCAAAAGGCTTTCGTATCTGAATACTTTAAGACTAAAGGGCATGACGAAGAGTTTATCAAAGACATGCTCGAGGATTATGAAGATTCAGGTAAACTCTATGACAAAGCTACAATTGCTCAAAAGCAACTAGCTAATGTTCAAAGAGAAGAAAGAGAAAGACTTGTAGAAGAACAGAAACAAATTCAAGCTCAAACTGCTAAGCAGCAACAAGAGTTTTGGGAGAATGTAGCTAATGTTATTGATGAGGGTAAAGAATTTGCTGGGATCCGTATCCCTGAGAAAGAGAAAGCAAAGTTCTTCGATTATATATCGGCCCCTATTAATAAGAATGGAGCTACTAAAAGAGATGAAGATTATGCTAATGCCGAACTTGAGGTCAAACTAGCAGTTGACTATTTGATGTTCAAGGGCTTTAAGCTTAACGATATTATTAGCACTAAGGCTAAAACTGAAAGTGCTAGAAACCTTAAAGAGAAGTTGATTAACCAGCAAGAGAGGGTTAAGAACTACGGAAAGGTTGATAAGAAAATGACAAAATTTGATCCAGACAAACTGGATATGAAGAGGCTGTTTGAATAAACTCAGACAACAATTAACTTTTAAAATTATATAGATCATGGCACTAATGCAAGTACTTAAGACTTACTATAATGATGCACAGATGACTGACACTAACTCGTTGGTTAATGCACTTATGGAACGTCCAGCGGAGCTCTCTCCGATTATTACTCATTTGGCTGGTCGTGAGGAGAAAAAATTCCCGTTGTCTTTCTTGACAGAAGGTGTTGGTAATACTCGCTCAATTGACCGTTATGAGTACGAATACCGTGTTAAAACACACGAAATTAATGTTCGTCCAGTTATCGCAAGTGTTGGAAACGGCACAGGTGGTGCTGCTTTTACCCTTACTTTCCCTGATAAGTGGTTCATTTTCCCTTATACTTTGGTATCTCAGTCTGGTACACTAGCTCGTATTATGACTGAGCCAGTAGCTGATGGTGCTGGTTGGAAATACACTTTGAAGATTGTATCTCCAGATGTTCCAAACGTAGCAGCAGCTGATCTAGTTGATGGTGCTCTTTGGGGTATGTTGTATGCTAACGTGGGTATTGACTTCTCACGTGGTAATGCATCTAACTGGACTGCTCCAGGTCTTGTTCGTTCTAAGATTGGTACTGTACGTAAGTCTTACCATTTCTCTGGTAACGCTAAAGATTATGTAGCTCAGTTCGAGTTGCCTTTGAAAGAAGGTTCTAAGACTAAGTTGTGGATGGATTACGAAGAGTACCGTCACATGCTTAAGTTCAAAGAAGAATGTGAAATGTACTACTGGTATGGTCAGAAGACTCACGATGCTAATGGTGTTAGCACTATGCTCGATGAGAACGGCCAACCTGTAATCTCAGGTCCTGGTTTGCTTGAGCAAATCATTAATAAGGACACTTACTCTACTCTTACTCAAGCTAAACTTGAGGAGACTATCGGTGATTTGTTCTATGGTATGACTGATGCTACTGACAAGCAAGTTACTTTGTACACTGGTATCGGTGGTGCTCGTGAATTTGACCGTGCACTTAAGTCTTACTACTCTGCTAACTCTTACCTTCAAACTACTCAACCAACCTTCATCACTGGTTCTGGTCGTAATTTGGGTATTACTGGTTACTTCACTACTTATGAGCACGTAGATGGTCATAAAGTAAACGTAGTTAAGTCTCCTTTGTTTGATCACGGTCCTGTGGCTCAAGCTTCTAAGAAGCACCCAGTATCTGGTCTTCCACTCGAGTCTTATCGTATGGTGTTTGTTGACCAGTCTACTTATGATGGTGAGAATAACCTTCAGATGGTAAACAAAAAAGGTCGTGAAATGCTCCGTTGGTGTGTAGCAGGTTCAGTAGTTCCAAAAGGATTCACTGAAACTGACACCAGAGCTAGTGATATAGACGGTGCTTCTGTGCACATGTTGAAGACTGCTGGTATCCTACTTCGTCGTTTCGATACTAGCTTGGATCTTCAGTGTAACGCATAGTAGTTTATTTGGTTTGCACTAAAAAGGGGGGTAACCACTCCCCCCTTTTAAACATAAAACCCTAGGTTATTCTTTCTCCTAGGCTTAACTAAAGCAAAAAGAACATTATTATGGATAAGAAAATTTTTATTAGAAGAAAAGAGGTTCTAAACCACCTTCCAAAGGAGATTAGAGCTGGAGCTAAAGTTAAAATCGGATCTATTTTTATAGACCGTCTCCCACTCAAAGGAGTAGATGGAGAAGAGGAAGCTAAATTATTGAAAGGAATTATAGATGTTCCAGCAACTCACCAAGATTGGCCAGCAAAGACTAAAGATTTTTGGGCTAGCCTTAGCTTAAAAATACCTTTCGAGGGAGTTGAATTGAACATTGGTACCCATGATGATGGTACCCCAGTAAGTGCAATGGATTATATTTACTGGAAATGGTGCATGAAACATAGACAAGTAGCTATTTCTGAAGAAGAAATGAACACAGATTCAAGCAAAAAGTTCTATATTTATGACCCACAAAAGGACTTGTTGAAGAAGAACGAAAAGGTACAAGTTAAGAAAGATGCTGACAAGGAGTTTATTAAACTCAGTGGCAACATGGATAAAGTTAAAATGTTGACTAGAGTTCTTATGGGGACAGACCCAGAAAGACTTTCGTCAATGGAACTTGAGAATAACCTGTACGACTATAAAGAAAAGAATCCAGAGAGGTTTTTAAAATATAGTCTAGATGATAACCTTGAATTGAGAGCTGAAATTGAAACTATGGTTGAAAAGTCAGTTCTTCGTAAGATTGGAAACCAACTAATCTACGAGGATGAGACAATCGGAGAGGATATCAAAGATGCAATCGTATATTTCAAAAATAAGAAAAACTCAGGTCAAGTAAATATCATGAGAGCTAGACTCCAAGAAGTGATATAAATGACTGTAAACGAGATGCATATAGCTGTCAACCTGGGGGTGCAAAAACTTGCATCCTTCCAGGCTGACAACCTCTTACCTGAGGAAATTGATCATGAGTTAAATCTCTCTGTTATGAGATTCATAAAGCAGAGATATAACCCTAGTTCTAATAGACAGGGTAAAGGCTTTGAGCAATCTCAGAAAAGGATAGATGATTTAAAGCATCTTGTTAGCACTCAAACAGGAACTACTGCATCTTTTGGATATGCAGGAGATACATTAGGAGGATACATATACACTGCTAATAATAGTAATATCTATGTAGATAGATATACTCTCCCGCTAGATTACTTGTTTCTAGTAAACATTACTGCTCAAGTGTACTATGAGTGTAATGCTTCTATTTTTCCTAAGTATACTCCAAATTTTGTAAATTTATATACAGCTGAACTAGATCTTACTCCTCCACTTCCTGGATACTTTTTAAGTATGATTGAAAGATGGGATACAGCTAGCAACAACTGGACACAGATTACAAACGTACCATTAGGAGAAGAATTAACTAGAGACTTACTTATTAATCAAACTACA